ATGACGGAATACGGACAAGCAGCAGCTATTGCGGCGGCATGGGGCGTGGACATCGAGCTACTGGAAGATAGCGACTGGGAAATCGACACGATCGATGGCAATGACGGCGAAGTTTATGGCTATCTTATTCGTTTTGACGAACATACCGACCCGCAAACCCTCGCGCAATTGGGCCTTGAAGATGGCGAATTCACGCGGCAATTGAGTATCAACGCTTTCGATGAGCCCGAACCTGATGAGCTAGAGTGGGGCTATCAGAATACCGACCCTCGCTTTCGGGCAAACTCTTCCGACGAAAGGCCACCAGTCTATAGACAGGGGGTTGCCCTTCAAACCAGCGAAGATGTTGAGGGTATATACTCCGTCGATCAACCTTTACCCGACATCTCCGATTTCATTGAAGACGATGAGGATTTCGTTGTCCCTGATAATAGTCCAGATGGTGGAGAGCGGTCCTACAATCTCGATGGCCAGCAGTACAGCCCGGCTACATTTCGGGCATTGCACCCGGCGCGGCGGATCGAGGCCATGGTTCAGTGGTTCCACGAGAACTATGAAGATCCTGCCGTCCGCACGCCCTACGAAAGTGCCGAAGGCGGTTATCAATGGATTTGGGGTGGGCCATATGATGCCCGTGAGGAAATCGGCGACCAGTTTTCCGATATCGCAGATGAGGCAGAAATTGATGCCGCCGTCGATGAGGTTGAGAAGGACGGCCTAGTTGATTGGGCTCCGAAAGAAAGTCCAGATGACTATGATCAACGTGACGAAGAAGACGATTTTACGCCCCCGCCGATCTCGCTCACTGGAATTGTCGGTTCAAATTTTAACTCGTCAAACTTTTCAAATCTAACTTTTGGCACAGGTACGCCAGCGCAAGCTCGCGTTCCGGATGGAGACGTCGAAGCCCTTCGAGTTGAAATGCGCAGCCGGCTCGACAGTCTTGAGGCGCTCATACGACAGCAAATGAGCATCGCGCCGAACCGTGGGCATAATCACCCACCTGAATTGCTCGAAATCGAGCGCCCGGTTTCGCAGGCGCAGCTTCAGGAAGTCATGATAGCCATCGCCGAGATTCGCGACGAAAGCGAAAGTCCCACGCCGCAGATCACCAACATCCTTGAACAGGTTTCCCTATTTAGACGCGTTGCAAAATTTCTCGGTAGCGGACCGGGTTTTGTTGTCGGCGCGGCCGTATCCGGCGTCATCGGCGATATCGCGGTTGATACCTATAAAGCCCACCAGAACCAAATTTATGAGGCGCTAATTCACACGTCGGACGCCGTGATGGCTTGGGTGCACCACTTGCTTCCTTTTTAACGCATGCCGAACCGGTAGCGGCTGACCCTCGCCCGGCAGCTTCGCGCTAATAGCGGACTTCCAACACCTGCTCAGAAGATTCTAGAGTTCCTGGGTGCAGCCGGTCCTCTATGACAGAGACAGAACGCCGAATAGCTTTGCCAAGTGCTACGTGCCCTTCTCAATCACGCTGAAATAGAATATCAACCTCTGGGGGTGGCTAATGTTGATTTTCTGGCTGGCGGTTGTCTGCTCACCGCTCATTATGTTGTTGAGTTATTGGCACTTCGGAGACCCCGTAGGCGAAATTGCCGCATATGGCTCCGCAGAATGGCTGACACTAATTGGGACGATGCTCAGTTATGTTGGCATTGTCACATCTGCCTATGCTGTGATCAAGATTGGCGAGTTAACACGACGTCATTACGCACGAACCCGACTTCCACAATTGCAAATTTCACTAATCAAGACGTGTGACCAGATGTCCACTTTTTCGGGTACAGCGAACGAGCTGATGTCAGAAAAATTTGTTGCTGGTGTGCCAGCTCTTTCCAGGGCACTCCGGCGGGTCAATGATGAGGACATTGCAAAGTTAGCACGAGCGGCGATAAAGGCTCAGTCTAAGTTAGTGAAGTGGGCTGCGGATAGTGGCAATGGCGAAATTCTTATGGCTTCCGAACCGAGATACTGGGCCGTACTAGGCATACTAAACGAGCTTTCCGTCGAGGTAAGTGAGCGGATAAAAGAGGAGAAAGCGGCACGATGAGCTACACAGCAAAAGATTGGTCGCAAGCTATCACGAAGTTAATCCAGCTCACGTCGAATGGAACTCTCACCTGGCGTTTCACTACAGACTATACTGAAGATACATGGGAGGTTGTGGATCGCGCGTTTTCGGCTACCTATAACAGTACTCGCTATGTCGTTAAAGCAATTCGAAAAAAACATTATATTGACGAAGAAGAGTTCTACTGGGTTTCGGACGCAAAACTCGAGATATACAAGAGTCCTTCTATCATGGAGGGAGAGATGCGCATATCATCCTCACCGGAGACGCCGGTTACTGGACGCCTTTTAAGCGCCGTCGAGGCCAGCTTCGCCTATCAGCAAGGTGCCCTCAGCGGTTTGTTGGATGACTGATAAATCTTGCATGTTGGCGGTGTCAAAAACATTAACCGAGACTTGTCAACGACAGGATTGGGCAAATTTCAAATATTGTCTGCGGGCCAAATGCTGTCGCGGGAAAGGTGCGCCAAATACAGACATTTTCGCACAACTCTGTATTGACAGCTTTTGACGTCATTTCGAAGGTTTGCTTTCGATGCAGCCAACGGGCGCTTTCGGGGATGCGTGTACTGTCTCTTCGCGATGTGGATATGACCTAAATGTCTTCTTTCTATTAAACCGGTTTCCGACTTTAATCCCCTAGCAACTGGTAGTGCCAGGCACCATCGTTTATGGAGATGAGTATCTCTGTAAGTGTATATCGCTGGGAATTTTTTTGGGGGGGTTATGAAAAGCAGACTTAGTCGTATCGAGTGTTTTACGTGGTTTGCGAACCATTCCACCGCTTGGTTTGATGAACTCGCCGCGAGTGACAACCGGCACAGTCATATGGCCGAACTATATGGGTTTCTCATATCGCCGAAAGGACGAGCAGGCGGGATAGATGATCGCACTGTTGACGTGTTTTACGGTCAACGACCGTTTGAAAGCGTCAAAGAGCTCGTCCATCAAGATGGCAATCTACCATCCCTGCGTCGACGATTGCTTGTCGAACGCGGCGCATCGCTGACGTACCAACGCGGCGACAACGGGGCGGTGATTGTCACCTTGGCTCCTGCGATAACGGAGAATTTTCGACAACAGGAATCGGCTATCGTTCTTGATCTCATGACCGATCCGTCCCCCCTGCGAGCGCCGCCTTGGCTCGTGGTGCCTCCTAGAATCGAGAGCCACTGGCGCTGCCTGATGTCCTACCTTCAGTGCACCTCGATCGATGGCGATCCCACACTTGGCGACAGGTTACGCCTTGGATGGCTACGGTGGACTAAACCCTTAATCATTGAAGAACAGCTAGCTCCACCACGTTGGCGTTCGTTCGCGTTGCAAATAATCGCATGGGTTCTTACGGTTGGCCTGAGCGGAACCGTGCTGTTCGGACTGCAATGGTACTTCCGTGATGCTCTCAAGTGAAATTTGCAGCTGCTCCCAAATTGGACCGAATCGTCCCAAGTAGCTGGCGAAGCCCCGCGCTAATAGCGCGTAGCAGTCGCCGAAAAGCAACACAAGACAGCCTGCTCCGAACCCTGTCTCAGTTTTCAAGAGGTCGGTCTGCGAATGATCGGTTTGGGCCGATAACGGACTTCGCTAATTAAGGTGTAATCTCGCCCGCGGCCGCCGATGCTGGAGCGTGAAACAATCGTTCTTAGGCTGCGGCCCCCCGAGGCGGCAAAAAAAATGGGCCGGATGGAAACCAGCCGGCCCGTTTTTTCGCAAGTTCAGGCGACCTTTTTGCTAAACCAGCGCTGGAAGAGAACTTCCGTTCCGCGTGGCCCTAAATAGGCGAGCGCGGCAATAAGCCCGGTTGATGCGGGCTGGCTCATGCCGAGGTATGACGCAACGCCTTCACCGATTAGCGCCATACCCACGGCCACCGGAAATTCCCAAAGCAGCTCGCGCCCGAAAAACTTCCTGTTGCCCTTTCTGGCTTCGTTGCCGTGCCACATGAAGCGGCCGGCCAGTGCGCCAATGATAGTTGTGAATGCCCCGCCGCCCCATGCGGTCAGCATTTCGTTGAACGAGTTGAACTTGTCCACCTTCAGCCCCTTGGCTTCCTTGAAGCCTTACGATTTCTATTTGCGGCAGGCAGGGTCTTTCATGCACTGCTGGTTATTTGAATGGATGGCAGGGCCAGCCGTAGCATCCTGCGAAGCCAGCCGGGCCGCCTTCGCACTTGAAAAGCGCGTAATCTGGTACCCGCTGCCTTCAGTCGTCGCAGGCGCTGTCAGGCAACCCGCTAGAGCGCATGAGAGCGAGGCAACGATGGCGAGGCGAAAGATCGCGGAACGATGCATTGTTTTTCTCCATGTTGGTGATGCGTTGGAGCGCGTTCTTTGCGGCCTTCGCCTCGCCCTCTGCGCGCTCGATGGAGCGCCCTTCGTGCTTTCCGAGGTGATACGAGCCAGCGGCGAGGGCAAACGCGCAGAAAAGCCCCCCAGCCGCCATTTTCAGCCATCCGGCATCCAGACCGAACATTACCGTGCGGCGCTCCGGTTGATCGTGATCCGGCCGGAACCGACAAGCCACGTCAGAACCACCGCCCCGGTTGTGGCAAAGACCAGGCTACCGAAAGCCCACGGATTGGAGATCGCGCCGAACAGGGTTGCGCCGCTTTCAACAACGTCCTTCAGATCGTCCACCGCGCCGAGGCCGATTGCGCCGAGGAAGCTGCCGATGATCGTCAAGAGCGACTTGCTTTTCATGGCCGGCACGTTGTCCGGCTGGGCATCGCGTTCGGCAACATCGTCCGGCTGGCCTTGATAATAAGCGACGGTCGCCGCCTCCAATGCATCAAGGAAGGACTTGTAATAGCCGGCGATCAGCTTCGCTTTGTCGGTCCCGTTTACGACCGCCCGAGCGCCGATAGGATCATCCTTCTTGAGGTTGAAATAGTCCGTCAGCTTCTTTCCGGTAAACAGGCCTTCCAGCATGCCCACGATGGCAATCTCTGCGCTGATATCGAGATCGAGGGCGAGAGATGGATTGCCAACCAGGTCAACGTCGAGCCGCTCGCCGAGCGTCTTGTAGTTTTCTTCGTGGGTGAGCTGGATATCGCCCCGGCCGAAGTAGGCTTTACCGTTCGCGCCTTTGCGCCAGTACGGCTTGCTGACCTGTCCGAGCCGGCCGGCTTTATGTGCCTTGTCCAAAGCAGCGATTGCGCCGGCGTCGGTCGAGGCGAAGGTTTCGCGCACGGGCACCATCCGGCCACCCGTTTCGTGAAACACCGACGCCAGAATGTAGGCGAGGTGGCGTTTATCCGGAGCGGGAATTTTGTGAGAGTCCCAGCACCGGAACAGTGCATTAATGCCATCAATCTGGCCCTGCGTAAGACGGCCGCCAAAAGGGGCGCGCCTCGCATATGCGAAGAACGTTGTCGCATCCATAAGGATAACTCCGATTTTGATGAGGATTGCCCGAAGGCGAGGGGAGGGATTGAACCTTGTGGTTCAAGCACCCGGCGAGGCCGGGCTTTGCCAAGTCACGCGATGCGACCAGACAGGAGAGGCCGACGCGTTGCGCCGGCGATCAGTGATTTAGTTTTCGTCTGCGCGCCCCAGCCGAGGCGTCAGGAAGTGCGCCGGCGTTGCGGGTGTACCAGGTGCACTGTTTGGCGCGACTTTGCCGCCGCCTTCCGTTCCGCCCTTCGAGCCGCCAGCCCCGCCAGGGGAACCGCCGCCCTCGTCGTCGCCGCCTTCCGTCGATGATTTGCCATCGTAAAGCTTGCCGGAAATGTCGGTGGTGAAGGTGCCTTTCGCGACATATTTGTGCGTGGCCGTGTCGATGATGTAGGGCACGCCATCGAGGCCCGCCCGAATGCCGGCGTAGAGCAGGGGAGCGCCGGCGCAGATCGAGGTATCGCCAATCACCGTGACCGATGTACTGCCCTCGCCACGCTTCAGGCTTTTGGCTTTCGCCTGCGCCGCCTTGTCCGCTTCATCCGGCGAGGAAAACGGCTCCGGAATGCGGTAGACGCTTTCGCCATCCGCATCCGCGTCCGCTTCGATTTCGACGCGTTGCGCCTTGTCACTGTCCTGATAGTAGGCAACCACCTTGCTGTATTTGGTGCGGTCGCCAATATCGAATTTCAGGCTACCGAGCTGCACCATTTCAGGCGTGACGATGACACTACCGATATTGTCGCCGCTCGCCGATCTGCCCGAACCCAGCTTCGAGAACAGCAACCGGCCCTGCTTGATCGAGAACAGCCCGTTATGGCGCTGGGCGAGCCGGCGCAGAAAATGCAGATTGCTTTCATCTTGCTGTCCGATCCAGTCATAGACGAACTTCGCCAGGTCGGCATCAACGGCCGGCGTCAGGCCGCTTTCATCGGCGATCTGCGAGACGATATCGCCAAGGGATTTCTTGTCCCATGCCCGCTCTTGCCGTTCCTTCAGCTTGCCGCTTCGGAAGTCCACGGCCTTTCCGGAGATCGACAGGCCATAGGGCAGACAAGAACCATTGATCTTGTCGGCCGTGAAGGTGCCGAGCGAACCGAGGTTCTGGCCGTAGCCCATCCGGACCGCAATGATTGCGCCCTTGCGGGGCAGGGCCAGAAAATCGGGCGAGCCATCGTTCAGCTCGATATCGACCGTGTCGGATTTCAAGCCTTCCTTATCGGTCACTGTGATGGATTTCAGACGCTCATAGAACGTGCCGGCCACGGGCTGGCCGTCAATGGTGACTTCGACGCGTGGATGCATGGTTCAATCCCAAAGGCTGACAAGGCGCGGTTGCGTCGTGGTGGACGGCATGGCCGGCATGATGATCGTGGTGCCGAGCGGCAGCACCACGCCCAGCGCCGCGAGGCCCGGATTTGCTTCAAGCACGGCCTCGACGACTTTTTCAGTCCGGCCGTAATGTGCGAGGCAGGCGAGATCGACGGTTTCACCCTGCCGTGTGATATATGTGTTCGACATGGAAAATCACCGGAAGAGATTGGAAAGAAAGCTTGTGGCGCGATCCAGAATGGAGCCTCCGGCCAGGGGCGTTGTGTCCGGCTGGCGCTTGAGCTTGATGGCGTAGGCGTTGCGAGCAGCCACGCCGCGCGCGTTATGAAGCGACTTGTCTTCCTCGATGCCTTGCACCGTGAAGACGCCTTGGATGACGCCCTCGACGGCATCACCCGTAACCAGCATCATGGGAACGCCCGCCAGTGCTTCAGCGGTAATCCCGTCGAGCTGCGATTGCCCGCCGAATTCCTCCGTGAAGATCACGCCAGCGATTGTGATTTCATCTGACGTTGGCCCGGTCCATTGCTGCGGGTTAAGGGTTTGACCCACGGCCACTTCAGCCCATTGGGTGTTCAGGGAGCGTTTGACACCCTGATAGCCGAAGCCCAGCGCCTCGAAAGCGTAGTCGCCGAGCATCATTGACGTGTAACCGGACATATTTTACCTCTGGCGACGCATGATGAATAAGAGGGGGAACAGCGGTGAAGCCAACGCTGATACTTGCACCGCTGATGATTTTCGCGACCGTCGCGCTTGCCGCCCCTAAAAAGGATTCGAGCGACATTGCACTTCAGCTCGGAACAGTTTTGGCTGCCGAAGACTTTTGCGGCCTAACCTATGATCAAGGGATGATCACTGCTTTTATCGAGAAGAATGTGGCGGCCGACGACATGGGTTTCGCTTCTCTGTTGCAGTTAATGACGGCCGGAAAACAATCCGCCCAAAAGGGCATGACAGCCTCCGCCAAAGCAGCCCACTGTACACAGATACGCAGGACCGCTAAGGCGAACGCTTTTATCCGCTAGTCGCTATAAGAGCTTTCGACGCCCTGCCGCACCTTTTCGCCGACTTGCGCAGCGGCTGCATTACCGGCCGCCTCCGGATCGGAAACACCCGTGATGCTGATCTGGTTGTGGACTGTGACGCTAACAGGCTCGCGGTTTGTCACCCTCACATCCTGCGTGCCATTCGGCTTCACCATTTCAGCAATCGAGCCAGCATCGATGCGCGCCAGAACCGGCTGACCGGAGGCGCTTGGCGTCGGCGGTGCATTGCCCCCGGTCCCACCGACGCCAGAAATACCGGCGTGTTCGCGAAAGCTGAAATCCGGTTTGGCAGCATCGCCGAACCAGAAGCTGTCCCAGCCAGAAACCCCCGAAGCGTCCTTGTTGAGGCCAAAGAGTTTCTGCAAGGCTTCCTTGTACTTTTGCTGGTTCTTGACCTGATCCTCAAACGTGTCGCCGGGGGTGTCACCCAAGCTCTGGACGGACAAGCCGAAGCCGAGCTGCGAACCAAAACCCTTCAGCCACTGGCCAGCCTGGCTGTACCAAGGCAGAACCTCAGGGACATTGCCGCCCCCACCTTTGGGAGCTTTACCGCCCGGTTTTCCACCGTCACCACCCAGCCCCGGAAACTCGCTCAAAGTCCCTATCGTCTTAAGGATCGAAAGCGCAGTGCTCGCGCCTGAAAGAAGCATCAATGCCCCAGCCAGCTTGCGAATTGTGCCCGCCAGCATCGCGATGCCGGCCGCGTACAAGAAAAGCTGGAAGCCGTAACCAGACATTTCCGCGAGGAATTGGGCAATCGGGTTATCCTTGATCGCGTCATTTAATTCGCGGATGGAAGCTCCCCATTCCTTGGCTTGAACGAAGATGCTGCCGATCCGATCTGCCGCGTTTGGATCGATTTTACCGAACAGCAAATCGCCCAAATCTTCTGTCAGTTCACGCACACCGCCTTCGTAGCCAAGTCCCTGCATGAAGCCCCTCATTGAGGCCTCTAACTTATCAAAGATCGTCACCCGACTGCCAAGGGTGTCGATCACATAGCCAATGGCCTCAGCGCCCTCACGGATTGCCGGCAACATGTTGTCGCCCATCTCCGCGAACTTGTTAGAAATCTTGTTTCCCAAGAGATCGAGAACGTTGCGCGTGGTGTTAGCGCGCTGGACATACTCGGCAAAAGCCGACCCGGAATATTTCGTCCGGTCGGCCACGGATGCGAGGGCCTGGTCGAGCAGCTTGATATTCCCGACCAGCGGCATGAAGGCGCTGGCTTCATCGCCGAAGAATTCAGATAGGAGCGCCGTCTGTTGGTGCTTCGGAGCCTTGGCAATTGCAGTCAGCACCTTTCGCAAGGTGCCCTTTGCGTCTTTCTGCATGTCCTTTGCGATGGACGGCAGATGCAAGCCGAGGGCTTTTGCCGCGTCCTTCTGTGACTTCTTTGCAAAATCACCTCTTGCCATAGCGCGGATAACGTTCTTCATCGCCGTGCCGGCCGTGCTGGCATCCGATCCGGCCGCGATCATGGCGCTACCCATTGCCGCGACGTCTTCTTTCACAAAGCCGCTCATCTCGCCGATGGCGCCAACGCGCAGCATGAATTCGGTGACATCCTTGGCCTTGGACGCCATGTTGTTTGACAGATGGTTGATGGCGTCGGCCATATCGCCAGTTTCGGCGACGTTCAAACCGAGCTGGGTTTTCAGCTTGGCGAGGCTTTCGCCGGCGTCGGCCGCCGTCATATCGAAGGCAACACCCACGCGGGCGGCCATTTCTGCGAAACTTTGTAGATCCTCAGTCGCAACACCGGACTCGCCAGCCGCCGCGAACAGGGCTGCAATGTCGGTTGCGGCCAGAGGGATTTCGCCGGACATGCGCCGGATGCTACGGCGCATGTTTTCAAACTGTTCGTCCGTCGCCTCGACAACCTTTTTCACATCAGCAAAAGCGGTTTCGAATTCGATGGCAGCGCCGGCCGTCGCCGAAATACCTTCGGTCGCGCCGAGGTAGCCAGCACCCAGCGCGACGGCCTGCCCGATCAGCCCGCGCATCGGGGCAAACGCCTTCATCTGCTGGCCTTGCAGCCGGTCGAGAGTGCGGAAGATCGGGGCGGATTTTGCGACGACATCTTCCAGAAGGGAGATGCGCAGGGTGCTTTGCACGACAGACATTTTATTGCCTCATGATCTTGGAAAGCTCACAGGACTTTTCGAAATAGGCCAGCAGCTTTTTAGGAGTCCATCGCTCAATGGCTTCAAGCGATGTGGAGTGACGTTCGGAGACGAAGACGGCGATCAGCCGCCAGTCGTGTCCTTCTTCTTCTCGTTTCCCAAGAGGTCGGCCGTCGCGGTGACGATCTTGGAAAAGTCCTTCGCACCAATCTTCTTGAACGCCGGCAGGGGCGTGTCAGAGATTGAGGCGAGGATCGCGGTCATCTTGGAAAGCTGGCCGTTCATCTGGTCGCCGATGATCAGATCACCTACGGTCGGCTCGCGGAAGGTCAGCTCGGTGATTGTGGTTTCGCCATTGGTGACGGGCTTGGCGAGGGCAACAGTTACAGTCTCGGTCATAGTAGAACCTCAAAGAAATGGCCCGCATGAAAGCGGGCCGGATGAAAGGAAAATTTGGGAGGCGTGACGCGCCCTTAGATCAAGAGCGCGCTCCGAATGTCGGCGTTCTGCGAAACGCCACCGACCTTGAATTCGAAATCATCCATTTCGTAGATTTCCGCGCCGTCGATTTCGAGTTTGTAGTAATTCACGTCCACGGCGTAATCGTTTGCCGCCAGATCGCCACCCTTCCAGGTGCCGGGATCGGGCTTGTAGAGCTTGCCACGAATGGACATGACCGCGCTGTGCGTGGTGCCATCTTCATCGACGTGCGCGCCGGTAACGAGGAAGGGCGTGTCAGCGCCGGGCTTCAGGCCGAAGAGCTTCAGGATTTGCGGGTCAAGGCCCGGCATCTTGAAGCTGAATTCCAGCGCATTGTAACCAAGGTGCACGTTGCGTTCCTTGATCATGCCGGCGTTGCGCATCCCCTCGCGCTTGGCTTCCGGTACAGGCGGCGTGATTTCGCCGATCTGGCCGAGCTGGCTTTCGCGATCTGCCCACAGCATCGCGAAGGATGTAACGGGGAAGGGTTTTTTCTGCCATGTCTGGCTACTCCTTATGCGGCAACCGCAAGCGGGCCGGTTTCGATAAGCCCATTCACTTCATCCAGCAGGAGCCGGTAGTAGAGAATGTTGCGGTGAGTGGTGATGTGGATTTGCTCCATGATGGCAACAGGCTCGAACTCGACATCGAGGAAGAGCTTGCCGTTTGCCATTAAGGTCGGATCGTTCTGCGTCGAGAACCAGCAACGGAAACCGAGGATGTCTCCGTTGTTTATGAAAGCGCGGCCAGCAGCATTACCGTCCTCGATCATCATCTTCATGTTGGCTTTCGAGAACTTGCGATCCACGTAGAGGAAGTAGATATCTTCCAATGCTTCGTTGACCATGTCGGCCGTGGCGCGAACGTTGTCGAACTGCCAAAGAGGGTCATCCGTCGCCAAACGACTACCCCAGGTGCGGAAGCCGCCTCGCTCATTGATGATGGTCGCCACCTGATTTTCGTTCAGGTAATTGGCGTCATCGGGATACGTGATCGTACGGGCAACGCCGTCGATGGTGCGGATGATCTTGTTCGAAACCGAACCCGACACGCCCTCATCACCCGCGACCACGCGGGCGCGTACGCCAGCAAAGACCGCTGCGACGGGCTTTGTCACCGGAACGCCGTTCACGTTCTTGATGACCTTTGGATCGATAACCAGAATGCGACCGCCGTTGATGGTGCGGCGGAAACGCAGGGCTTCGGCACTGGTCGTGTTCGGGCCGCTGATATAGGCACGAGCGCGAATTTTCGGAGTGATTGTGTTCAGTGCCGAAACGAACGGGTTTGCAACATCGCCGACATTCGCGGTTGCCTGCGGCAGTACCTTGGCAGCGTCAGTGCCGCCACCTTCGAAGGTAATGACAGGCGGCTCCGAGAGCTTCTTGCCGGGCTTGACGACGCGGACGGCCACGACCTTATCCGCATTGACACCGTCGCCCATGACCGCTTCCAGCGTCGGCAGCTCTTTACCTTGATCGTTACCACCGTCCGTGGCTTTGACGATTGGTGGCTCGGTCAGCTTGGAGCCTTCGGCGACGACCGAAACCGACACGACGCCGGCCTCGATCCACGCGCCGGTATTACCCGCCGTGATGATGACGCGCGGCTGATAGCCAGTCAGACCCTTTGCCCGGAGAGCCGCATAAAGGCCTGTACGGGCGACCGGGTCGCCGATGAGGTTCGCTTGAAGCTCTGCGGGATCGGCGCTGTGCTCGACGCGATTGATGATGCACCACGAACCGCCTTCGCCGAAAACCGTCTGCACGTCTTCGAGCAACGTGCCGTCAGCGCCGAGGCCGGCCGCTTGCGTCAGCGAAGTGACGAGTGTCGGATAATTCAGCGGAAAAGCAGCCGGATCGGCATCAGGTGCCGTGCCGTTGACGAACGTAATGCCTTGACGCTGAACACGAAGAAGCGAGGGCGTCACCGCGCTTTCAACCAAGGTCACGCCATGCGCATAGGCCAGGTCAGCCATTTATAGACTCCTTTGAGAGTTTCAGATTGTGAGGGAAGGCCCGGATCATTCCGGGGGAGGAGTTAGCGCCCCGCCAACTAAGGCGAGCCGTATTGTCAAGATGCGCGGATGCCTTACGGCCAGTAGGCCGGGTTAATCGCGAAATCCGATGGGATGGTGGCCATGTTCTTCAACGTGCGTGCCGCGAAGATGTGGGCCTGTTTGTGGTTCAGGGCCGCGTAGCCAAAACGCATCGCGGTTTGCGCATCCATTGGATGGGTCGTGTTGTCCGCTGCGATCCACCGGAATTCCGCTGGCGCGTTCGGGTCAAGAAGGCGTTGCCAAGCGAAGTTACCCGGCTCCGCGCCGTAGATCGTGATCGCATCGGTTGCCGCCGCTTTCGCGCCAGCAATGTTTTCGCGATCTTCGGGGCGAGATTGGTAATGCACCCCCTCAAATACAAACCCGGCGTCTATGCGACGGTCACGCTCGACATCGACCGCGTTTGCGTTCGGTTGGCGAAACGCTCTCAGAATGTCGGCATATACCGTTTCGTATGTGTCGATTTCCTCGGGGATAGGGCGGGGGGCTTCAAGAAGCCAGTCCGCAATGAACGCTTGCCCGGTTTGCTGCCCTGTCGACGCCTCAACAGGCATGGCGACGTAGAAGTCAAACATGTGTATCGCGTTCGGATGCTGCTGCTTGATGCAGAGTGCCAGTTCATCGTGAGAAAGCATGGATCACCTGTTCCGTAGAGCGACACAGCGCAGATAGGTTGCATTGTTCGCACCGACATTGCCGCGCCGCAGACCAATGACCACGTACGGATTTGAAGCCTGTCCGATACTGTCCGTGATGCCGGTATCGAAGCCGCTGAATTCCACGATGCCAGAGTTATGCTGGCAGTTGACACCCGCCTCAGCGAACCTGTCGTGAAGCCACCCGTAGTTTGCCGCCCACAACTGCCCGGAATCGCTGGCTTGGAAAATCCAGTTGCCAGATGGGTTGAGAAGGCCGATTGACCCGGAGTTGTGATGCAGAGAGCGCGTCTGGTTATTGTCGGTATCGGTCAAATTGAGGGTCGGCGCGCCATTTTTGATTGCGAATGCGCCCGTAATTGTCCCGCCCGCCTGCCTCAGGTAGCGGCCATCGAAGAGAGCAATCAGTGCCGTCTTGATGTTACCCCATGTCCACCGGAACATGGTGGAGGAGCCAGCCTTCGTGCCCGCCAAGGTGTCGCCATCGTCAGGCGTTTCCAAGCCGTTTGCGCCAGCGATGGCAGCGCCTACCGTGGCGGTCGTTGTCATCGTCGGCAGGTTTTCAAGCGGCACCTTGCTATCCAGACCGAGCGGCGCAACGCCTTCCGGCGCGTTTCGCTGGTCTTTGAGAAGATAGTTCGCAAGACTGGTCTGGATATCCTGCAAGCCGGCCGCCGTCGCATAATAGGCCGGCAATTGCCCGCCGAATTTAAGCGTATCGGGCGCTTTGCCGCCGATGATGATCTGGTCGATCTGGTCCTGCGCCAGCGTAATCGATTGCTGGAGAGTTGCCAGTTTAGGAGCCACGTTGACTTGAATATAATCAAGAGAAGCCTGAATGCCCTGCGCCATCAAGGTTTCAAACGATGCTTCAAGTTCTTCGCGGGCAAGCAGCCGCAAATGAATGTCGGCCATTGTGCTATTCCACAATGGCCGATCAATCAGCGTTTTAGGGTACGATGGAAGCTGATAGCCGTCAGACCTCTCTGGCATAATCCAGCACCTCGTCACCTTCCTGCTCGATAATGTCGAGAACGACCTTGCCGACCATTTCGATTTCATTGAGCGGCTTGTATGTGAATGCCCCGAGTTTAACGGGTCGAGCGAGTTTCACCTGATAGGTTTTTTCAGCGTTGATCTGGAAAGCCATGAGAACCCCTTAGAGTGCAGCAATGAAGGCGTCCTGCACGAACGGCACGGAGGCAACATTGTTGGTGGCGGCTGCTGGGCGCATGCGAGCGGCATTGGCAGCAGCGCCGAGCGTGTAGGTGGAAAGATAGGTCCGTCGCGAAGGCCGCTGCGGATCAACCGTGATTTCAGTGGTGTTCGGATTGACCACCGTATTTCCGACCATGATCGCTGGCGTGAAGGTGTGGCGGTCAGGATCGAAGCTATCCAGCGTAAATTGCGTCTGGATGCTTGTAGTGGAAAAGCCAAACGGGAAGCTCTTCGTGACGCCCCGCATGGTGTTGCGGTTGCGGGCAACGCGGGAAATCGCCTTTTGGTCAAGCTGGATCATCGGCTGCAAATCAGCCGTGCCCATCATGACCATGCGCAATTCCACGGATGCCGGAAGCCCGACGAGCGGATTTGTTGCCGGGTCGCCGTCATCCAGCTCGGTCCAGACATTCGAGCCGGAAGGCCGGATTTCCCAACCGAGCGTACAACCGCCCGGCACCCAACCAGCAAACAGCATGTCGATTTGCGTCATGCCGTCCGCGAGGTTCAGAGCCTGCATCGGAATGACCGTGCGGGGGCTTCGATAGCGGGCGGCATTCAGGCGGAAGCAGATATCTGTTTCCGTTGACCCCTGCGCAAACGCGCCGTCTGTCGTCAGGAACTGCGTTCCGCCCGTGTACTTGTTGGACCCGGAAATATGCAGGGCGTGCGCGCCTGTCGTGACTGTGACGAAAGCATAACGCTTTCCGCTCTCCAGCAGCGTGATAGGAAGCACCGCCTTATTCCAGCCGACGACAAGATCGGCATGGTTCAACTTGCCCTGCGCCAGCACCGCATCAAAACGTGGCATGCCGCCAGTCGTCGTTTCCACGATGAAAACATGCACGTCGCCGTCAGTATCAACGCGGGCAAAAGACAGGTCGAGACTCGTCACCTGCATGGGCTGCGCCACTAGGAAGGACTGGCCATAGATGGAGCCGTTAAGCCCCACCTGCTCGGTTACGTACTCCCAATAGGGCTCGCTATAGGCTTCATATCGAACCGTCCGGACGCCGTAGGTCTGATGGCCGGGACCGTTGTTGACGCCGACATAGACGACTTCGAAAAGCTCGCCGTTGACGCTCAACATTTGCCCCACCCTGGCATCGCCGCCAAGGCCGGACCAACCAGCCGCATTCTCGCATGCCCCCATCGTTGGACCGTAGGTAACGCGAACCCGCGATGCCTCTTTGCTGATGGCCGTCACTTCCGTATGCACCAACTGCGAAATGTTCAGCGTGCCATCCAGTGACGTGTTTGCAATGCGCGTCACCTCGTCAAAGGCCGGCACCATGCGGCGACCACGGAAAGCAATCCGTGGATCGTCTTCGGCCTGCACTTCGAGGCGGGCTTGCGCTTCGGCAGCAAAGCCGAACCGGACGCCCTCTTCAATGCGCGCCAGCCAGTCAACATGCGTCATATCCCAGCGGTCAGGGATAAGGCCGTCATCGAAGACATAGGCGCGGGCCTCGTCTGGAAGATCGACCTTCAGCCGGGCAGCGCCGATATCGCGCTGCATTTGCCGAATGACCTCGCGACGTGGGATTTCCGTAAGCTTTCCCTGAATATTGACGATCTGCGTTTCAATCGTCTCGGTCCGCATGAAGAGGCCATCGAGATCGACTTCCAGCGCCGTCACGCGGCCCTCAACTTCATAGAGGGTTTTGACGCGGTCACTGTTGCCCGGCTCGATGGCGTCAATGCCAGAAGACGTCAATAGGACGAGCGCGATGCAGGCATCCGTGGAATCCACCACCGGCTTGACCGGAACCGGGTTTGCTTCGCCCGGCTGCACGATCAGGTCAACGACACGCCTGATAGTCTTCGGCGTGGTGCGGTTTACGATGACACTGGTTTCGGGATCATCAGACGTTTCGAAAGGCCGCGTGGCGGTTTCCGTGATTTCCCTTCCGCGAAGCAGAACGGCAACCCAGCGCTGGTCAGAGGCGGCGACCGGAATATGAAGCTGCAAGTTCACATCGGCCGGGGCTTCGTGCGCGTAAACGATCTTGCCGGCAACATAGCGGCCGGCCGAAACCGTGATTTCCTGCGCCGATTTGCGAGCGACCGTGAAGGCGGCCCAATGGGCAGGATAGCCGATGGCATCCTGCCAGAGTTCGTCTATCGCGTTTTGCGCCTGCTGACCGATAGCGTCAAAGTCCGCGTAATCTGCGATTTCGGCGTCTGCAAAGGAAGTGCGTTGCATGTCTCTTTTTCCTTAATCCAGCCGCTTGCGATCCATGTAACCGCCGATGGCATGGCTTCCGTCGATGAAGATGTTGTCGTTAAAGGTGATGCCGCGCCGCCATGCGAAGGAAACCGAGTAGAGCGTCTCCGGCGTTTTGGCGGTCGTCATGGCGCGCTTGGCGCGGCGGATGGGTTCAAGGTCAACCGAAGTCATTGCAGCCCGTCCGAAGGCGCTACGGCCAATCTGGAAACGGTTCTTCGGGGCGGTCAGCGTGACGCGCACCAGGTAGTGCGCGACGAACGGCTGATGCGCTATGGGGGTTCGCCCTATCACTGCCCGGCCGAAGGTAAATCGGTTCGGATGTGCGATGCGATCCACAATGACCGCATCGACAAAGGCAAGATAGCGTTTCAAGCCAGCGAGCGTTCCTTTCAGCGCCGCCAAAGGTGACGCCGGGTAGAGCGTGGAAACCCCGGCGCATTGCGCGATCATTTCCCGCTTTCGCTCGTCGGTCCAATCGTCAAACCAGAGATCGACCGAATGATGCACGGCAAGCCAAGGCAGGAACCGCGCCGGCGTCTGGTACGGGTCCATCAGCACGGCGTAAGGGATCGGCAAGTCATCCGACATTGCGGCGGCAAGCGCCTTTTCGAATTCCTCCGACGATGGCGGAAGCAAAACGCCTACATCGCTCATGCCCGCACCTCGATTTGAATATCAAGGCTGGTCATGACGGGCACCTTGTACGGGTCCGGCTCGATGATAACGGGAGCGAGATCGCGAACGCGGATTACGCCATCGCCGAAGGCAGCTCCGGAAAGCAGGGCTTGCGGGATTTCGCCGCCAATCAGGATGCGGGAGGTTGCCGCCGCGATGATGCGCTTTTCCGCTTCGGCCTTGATGATGCCGGCGCTGGCGCGAGCGGCCACGATTTCGAGCGAGAGCGAAACCGCATATTCGGTGCGGCCGGCCGCCATGACCGAAATGGCAACGGCTTCCGGCGCGCGGTCCGGATGCGTGACAGCAGCCCGGATAACGGCCAGCTCGGCATCTGTCGGAAGCCTGCCCATCGGACCGGCTATGACAACATCCGTATCACCGCGCCGGCCGTGGACCGCCCGGCCATTCACTCGCGCATCCCAAAGCCCTAACGACTTGTCAGAGGATTGCGGCCACGCCGTCCAGGCATCGAACAGATAGCGGCCGGCCGAACCAGCAGCCGGTAAATCGAAAGACAGGAGGTAGCGGCGAAGCAAGGCGTCATCGCTTTCCATGATCGCGGCCGAGTTGGGCGTGGCAGGAGCGACAACCAAGCGGACGATGTTGCGGCCGGCTGTGATGGCTTCCAGATTGCTGCCCTTGGCATAGGCCGCCAGTAGCGACCGAAAGGCATCGTTGACGCGCTGGCGATCCATCAGGCGCAGATAAGACCACGCCTCGCCGACAATGCCGGCAGGATCGGTTTCAAGGTTTTGCACGTCATAGACCGGCAAGGCCGGGTTGATGGCGCGCATCTGGTTCCAGAATTCCAGAAACCGGACCTTGAAGGCCGAATAGAGTGTTTCGAAATCCAGAGCCTCAATGGCATCCGGAGCCGGCAGGCGCGAAACGTCGATGGCGGCCGGCGCGTAAACAGCAAGTGTCATGATGATCTGCCCGCTATGACGACCCGCGTGCTTTGATCTTCCGCAATGGAATAATCGCCGCGATGGCCGAGAGGATAATAGACGCCGAAGATTTCCAGCGAGATTTTGCCGCTCGCGTCGGCACGGCTGACTTTTCCGAACCGCATCCGGAAACGCGGTTCCCATTTTTGGATGGCGATTGCGGCCGAGGAATAGAGCGCCAGCACGTTGCGGCGCGTCATCTTCGCATCGACCAGGTCCGGCAGTTCTGAGCCGAAATCACGCCGCATGACACGCGCGCCAATCGGCGTGTTGAGGATTTTGTCAATTGACTGCTGGGTGTGATCCCAATCAGTCAGGGGCGCGCCGGTTGCGGCGTTGACGCCGGTTGAGCTTGGCATCCTCTTTCCCCTTTTCATCGATTAGCGAGACGACATCGCCGAAGGGCAGCGCAAGCTCGCGGGCCTGATCGGCAGACAGTTGGATTTGTTCGCCGGCCTCGCGCCAGCGCCCGGCAATCTCGCAGCCGGTACGAACCGTGTAATTTTTCATGGGGGTTCCTCAGTCTATCGCGAAGACTTTTCCCGAGCCTTCGACAATCGGCCAAAAGCCGGCCGACGATCCGCTCTCGACGTGCACCTTGTCGCCGATCCGCGCGACCTGCTTGCCGCCGTCGCCGCCGAGCTGCACGTTATCGGATTGCACGATGACCTTCTCGGCGGTCACTTTCACAAGGCCGCCCGTCGCCTCGATGACGGTGTCGCCGATCTTGACGTGAAACGGCGTATTGCTGTTTTCGCGGGCGTTCTCGTCGCTATAGGTCGAGAAGTCGATCTGCGCGTCTGCGAGATCGCCGCTTTCCGAAACCACGTCCACTTGCTCGCCGACGCTGTAAAGCACATCGACCTTGACGCCACCGGCCGAAAGCGTGCGCGCCTTGATCCATGGCGTCAGGTAAGGTTCCTCACCCTGCCGAGACAGCTCGACGCGATACCTGCTTTTGTCGTCGCTGATTTCGGCAATCTTGCCCTTGCGGCGACGGTTGCGCTCGCGCCGTTCGATATCGGCAATCCGGTAATTCAATTCCTCGATATGGTGGGCCAGCCACTCGGCACCTTTCATGGCGAACCCCCATCCGGAAGCGTCAGCAGCATGGCATCGGCTTCATTGTGTGTCATGCCATAGCGCCGCATTGCCGCCGCCAGTTCTCCATCTTTGCCGGCGATCTGCGCTTTCATGAGTGCGATCTTTTTGACCATGTCCGGCTCGCGGTGCACCAGGTCGCTTTCGCATTTGGCGAAGAATGCGGCCATTGGCGTTCCCGGCTTCAGGGGCTGGCCCGCGACCGGCTCGGCAATGGCGGCAACAGTCATTTTCATCTGATGCGCCGCCAACCGAACGCCGTTCGTGTCGCCGCTGATACGCGCGCGTTGGCATTTCTCGACCCGCAAAATCAGGCTGTTGAATATCGCGGCCCACTCATTGTCCGGATCAGCCAGCGCATCCGCAATCTGGCGAAGCGTCATATCGAGATAAAATTCGAAGTTGGCGTCGGCCGCAGGAAGGCCATTCATGATGACCTTCTCATCCGTAAGTGGATCGGTCATCAGGTGCGGCGAAGCAACGCCGGCTTCAAAAACCAGATCGATTTCACCGCTGGCGATCAGGGAGCGCAATTCAAGGCCGCTCACCTGCTTGCTGTCGTCGGTATAGACCGAAACGAATTGCTTTTCCTGCGGGGTTTTAAGCTCACCGGCAGAGCTGGTTTCCAGAGCGCCGATTTCGCTATCGAGAACATTGTCGCCAACCAGCGTGCGACCTTTAACGGCTTGAACGGCGCAGATGCGCAAGGCGATACGAACAAGAGACATGGCACCTACCAGCGTCAGGCTTGATTAAGCCCGGCAATCAACCGGGTGTGATTTCGGTCATCGACCGTGGAAACTTCAAAGACCGGTTCGCCGGGGCGCTCCAAGGCGCGCAGCTTGTCTTTCTTGCGAAGGACGATATCGGGGTATTCGGTGCGGTCGATGTAGAGAGCCGCCTTTCCCGCCGCTATCCGCGAATGCAGGGAGCGGCCGCCGCTGACATCGAGAGGCCCGGCCGTTTCATCACCGGTCCGTAAAACCGCCATGATGATGACTTGCGGCCGGTCCGGATCGGCCTTTTCGTTTTTCATGGGCGACAGACGAATGCGCTCCGCAAACCTTTGGTCGACTCCGGACACAACAGCATCGCGCGCAGCCCGAAAGGAAGAAGCAACCGGCATGGCAATCCCCATGGAATGCGCCCGGCCGTCGAGATGGCGACCGGGCGTTTGTTGATAATCAGTTGGTCTTGAGCTGCACCAGGCAGTCAGGCTGCTTGCAGATGGCCAGCATGTTGGACTGCGACTTCATTTCGAGGCCGGTTCCATGTTTCAGCGTCTCGGTAGAGATGAAGATCGAGCCGTCTTCGCCTTCCGTAGGCGCCTGATTGACGCGGTCGATATGATAGGCCGGGCCATCATAGGTGCGGAACATGGACTGCGTGCCGGTCGGGTAGGCCGTGCCGCTGTTATCGTCCACATTCTTGACCGTCGAAATAGAGCCATCATTCGCCTTGACCGGCAGACCACCCTTATACTCGCGGAAGAGAATGTCGCCGAATTCAAAGACGCGACCCCAATTGCCGCCGAGGCGCTGGCGTTCAAGCGTTGTGTGAAGGCCGGAATTCTGCGCCTGCACCCAAAACTTTTCGACCTTGGCATGCGAGATCAGCTTGGAGAAGAATTTCGTATCGACCACGGCTTCCACCGCGCCGACCGTTTCACCCTTGGCATTGCTGATGATGTGGTCGCTTGCTTCCTCGCACTTGGCGCGGACATCGGTAGCGGCCGTGCCGAGCGCGAAATCGATTTCCTTCTTTTCGACGCCGAACGTGTCGTAAAGATTGTAAAGCGTGCGAAGCTTGCCGTCCTTGATTTCGCCGCGGAGCATGCCGAGCCGCAGAAACTCGCGGGTAATCGCATGGTTCTTGCGGATGATGACAAGCTTGCGTTCAAGTTCGGCGTCGAGCGAGCGCTCGGTAATCTCGCCGTTGACGACTTCAAGCATGCCGTCGATATCGCCGACGAGGATGTTTTCGAAGTGCGTGAAATGCGGGATCGCAATGATGATGCCGTTCTGGTCATCATCATCGGCGACCTCACCAGGTGCACCCGGTTCCTGATGCGAGAGAACGACAATCTGGCCGTCGCGGAAGTCGATGCGAACCATGCGCGACCGCTTCGGCTCGCTTGGCGCGATGCCCAGCGCATTGAGAAGGCCGAAGGTGTTCGGCAGTTTGTTGACCTCGTCGGTGAGTTCAACGTTGGTGTAAGGCAGCAAGATTTCAGGCATTGCCGATTGTTCCTTATGAAGAAAAAGGCGCAGGACATCGCGTCCCGCGCGCGCAGGCTGAAAGGCCGGCTATTGATGGAAAGGGTGGATCAGGCGCGCAGGATCAGGCCGAGGCGGTCTTCGATATCTGCGATGGCAGCGGCCTGCTGTTCGGCAGTGACGCCAGCGGGCCAGACGATGTTGGCACGGTTGAGAACCGAGAAGCGACGGGAATAAAGCAGACCGTCCACGCGGTCCACGCCGTCCGGCGCTTCGCAGTCCTTCAGGCAAACGCCGTGCACGATCTGGCTACCGTCCGTCGCGGCCGGGTCCCATGCGACCAGCTTGCCGAGCTTGTCGCCGGCCGGCGCTTGCTCGGTACCGACAATCCTACCGACGAGCTGGCCGAGCTTGACCAGGCGGGCAGCGCCGCCAGTGCCGCCGAGCAGCGTGCCAACGGCGCGCGAGATTTCGGGATCTACTTCCTTCTTCAGCAGCGTGGACATGCCGGGGGTCTGCTGGAATTTCATGACAGGCAAAGTGCCCATGGTTCTTTCCTTTCGAAAGGAATTGGAGTTTCAGGGGTGGCGCGCGGAGCCGATCAGCTCTTTTTCATCTTGGCGGCGCGGGCATCCATACGAGCGGACAGACCGCCCTTGGCCTGCGGCTTGCCGTTCGGCTCGCGGTTGAGGTTTTCCGCATTCATCATGCGGCGCGGCGGCAGGTATTCTTCCTCGCCGGCGTCCGCTTTCGGTGCGACGGACAGGGTTGCCTTGGCGGCCTCAACAGTGTTGCCCGCGTTGAACAGATGCTCGGCAAGTGCCTCGCGGCCCTTGGCTTCATCCAGCGCCATGATGGCGGCGCGACGCTCAAGCGCTTCTTTCACGGCATCGTTCGCGGAGGCCGTCAGTTTCGCGACCTGTTCTTTCAGGCCATTGTTTTCCGTTTCAAGCAGCGCGGCGCGCTCTGCATCGGTCATGGTGGTTTCCTTTGGAGGGTTTGGCGTTTGGGTCTTCGGCGGATGGCTGGATGCCATCGACCATTTCTTCGTTTTCGCCAGCGCGACCAGTTTTCGGGGCGCGTGCGCAAACAGGCTGTAATCGAAGGCCGCAACCGGCTTGGCCTTTGTGGTGGCCGTCGCATCGGCGAAGCCTTCGGCAACCGCCTCATCGGGGGTAAACCAGCGTTCCGCCTTCATAATCTCGCGGCAATCTTCAGCGCTCTTGCCGGACTTTGCGGCGTAGACGCGCGCATAAGAGGTCGCCAAGGCTTCCAGCGCCTCGATTGTCTTGCTGTGTTCGCTGGAATTTCCGAAGGTGAAACCGCTCGGATCATGGATCATCATCACGGAGCCGGCCGTCATGGTGACGGTTGCGCCGGCCATGGCAATCAGCGAGGCGGCCGACGCGGCTATGCCTTCGATGACAATGTTCGTGATACCGGGGCGAGCCGACAACAGCGCGTGGATTGCAGCGCCTTCCGTCGCAACGCCGCCGCCTGAGTTCAAATGAACGTCAAGTTCGGAATCGCCATCGATCTGTGAAAGCGCGACGATCACATCGGCAGACGTAAAACCGTCATCGTAGTAATACTCGCCGACATAGCCGGAAAGCCGAAGCTTTCCGTCTTCAAGGATTGCAGCCATTTGGGATTACCTCAGTAGGGCCGGAAACGACCGCTAATAGCGTGCCGCCGAATTTTGGGTTTCTCGCCGCGCGCAATCTGGCAATTGCGGAGGGCTTCATTCAAAGCGCGCTGCACCTGATCGAGCGAGGCGGTGGAATAGCGCATCATGTCTTCGCCGAAGCGGCCTTCCGTCATCATCTCGCCGGTAAGCAACGCTTCCTCGACGCGCCGCAGTTTGACTGCGCGCGCGCACCAGTCAATCTTCAAAGGATCGTCATTATCGGCCATCAGGCGGCCTCCTTTGTTGGATCGCGGTTGCCTTCGGCAGCAGCCCCAAGCGGCCCGCCGCCCCCGCCTTGCGAGCGGCCAAAGGGATGCGGAACGCCTTCAGCGTCGAACATTCTCTTTTCGATGCCGAGCTGGGCGATCTGTTCTTCGCCGTTCCTGCCGACGAGCGCGCATTCGTCATGGAAAGTGGAGATTCCCGTTTCCATACGAACCTTGGCAGCAAGCGCCGCCTTGTAATCGTCGGCAGATGGTGCAGCCGGTCCGCTCCATTCAGACTGGAAGACGCTTTCGCGGTCCCGGCTGAAGGCTTCATATCCGCCCTTGAATGGAATGATCTTGCGAAAGATCATCTCATCAAGCCAGCGCTCGAAAACACCTTGAAGGAACGGGGCAACGATCCGCGAGCGCCGACGCATGACGATAGGCCAGATAGTGGCAACGGCCATACGAACCGACGAATAGGAGGCGTTGGAATGATCCATCGCCAGTGCCTCGTATGTGATGCCGAGGCATCGGGCTATTTCCTTCAGGAGACTTTGGAAGAACGGGAGATACTGCGAACCCGGCGTTGCTGCCGAATGCATCTCGAAAGTTTCGCCCGGCCCAAGATGATTGATGCGGCCGGACTCGGACATCGAAATGCCCTTGTTCTTCAGGGCATCAATGCGATTGCCCCAAACGTCCATCAAGTCTTCCTGCAGGCCGCCGATGAATGCGCCCCAATCACCCTCATAACCTTCGGGCGGTTCCATTTCGGAAAGCGTCCTGATGGCGTCGAAGGCGGTTTCGCTGGGTTCGGGGCTTTTGATCGTCGCCGCGAAGATGGTTTGCATCAGTGCCGTGGCGAGCGTTGCATCCGCGAGCTGGTCGGATTGTGCGATGACCTTCAGCACCGCCGCAATGACAGAAATGCCGCGCGGGCTGTTGAGGTTTGCGGCACGGTCCATGACGTGGATAACGTCAGCGCCATCAATAGTCCGATCGGTCTCGATACCGTTCTTGCGGACGCGGAACTTGTAGCCAATCGCCCGGTTGAGTTCGTCATGATAGACGCCCTGATCAAGCCCCTCGCTTTCGTTGGTCGTGCGCGGGCAACGATGCGAGGCAAGAATGGAAACCTTCAGGCCGACGGTCAGACCGAGGCGACGTTGCACGTCGAGCGGCAGTTGATCGAGAACCGCAAAGCCCTCACCCGTGGCGAGGAAGCTGCGCAGCAGCGCTTCCGCCATATCCGCAATCGTCGCCTTGCCAGCGAGATCGCATTCCTTCGGGTTCCACGCAAAGCGCCGCCATGCCCGTTCAACCTTGCGGCACCATGCCGATGCCTGCTTTTTGGTGTAACCGAAGGCTTCTAGCTGGGAGCGCAGATTGAGTTTCAGTTCGTCGCCGATAGTATCGGTGATGATCTGTTCAACCGCGCCCGATATCCAGCCGCTGTTCTGCATGAAGTCGAAGGCAAGCGCCGAGGCGCGTTCGGCCGACTCACGAACATCGAGGCGGGCATCGCGCGTGACGGCGCGGCGCATGGCAAGGGTTCCTGCCGTGTCGCCGCGCAGATATCGCGCAGTCATCTTTCGCGCCAGCGGCTTGTTTGCGGCCGGGGCAGTTACCCGAACCGAATTCGCCTTGACGCGATGGCGAGGTTTTTTACTCAAGAGTATGACCCCCAACGTTTGCGCTGACGCGACTTCTTGCCGGTTGCTGGCGCTGGTTTCTGTTTTTGCTTGCTGAAGGGGCTTTCATCGGCCAGGTCGAACAAGTCGTTTATCTGTTCCGTGTCCCCGTGAAGATCACGGATCAAATCGGCCCAGCGGTCCGTTGTCAGCCGGCGCTTGTTTTCGAGGTGCCAGCCAAGCGCATAGGCGTAAACGGTCACGTCAAACCAGTCATTCTGGCGACCGTTGATCTTCTTCCATTTGCGCCCAGCCTTCGGATTGACCAGTTTTCGCGAACCGCGCTTGAGGCTGGTTCGCGCCTCTTCTTCCTCGTCAACCAGCCTTTCGGCCGTCAGCTCCTTGGCGAAATCGTTGTCGCAAAGGTTGGCAGCAAAATGGATGGTGCCCCGTGGCCACTGGTTATCCTCGCCGACGCCCTGCACCAGGTTGGCGAGGGCGGCCGCAACGGCCGTTTTCACATCGTAGAGGCCGACAGGATAGAGCAGGACTTTCGCAATCACGCGGTTGCGATGATCCTTGATATCCTTCTTTTTCGGCGTTCCGAGCCATGGCAGGCCGATGGGTTCGCGACCATCGAGAGCAAGCACATTCGGCCGGCCGGCGCAGAACCGGTAAACCCGGTCCGTTGCCCAGCCGGTATCGACGCCGGAAATATCCAAGCCCTTTTCCCTGCCGCTCGGCGTGACGTAGGTCCGAGAGAGCGCGTCAGAAAGCTTGATCCATGGTTCGTCCGACTTGTCGGGCGATCCCTCGAAAATCTCGCGGTCGATAAGGCAATACTGCCCGCGCGGCCCGATGGCATAGACACCCCACTTGATGCCGTAGCCCTGAACGTCAGCCGCTGAAACCAGCAGGGCCGCCCATTCCGGAATCACGTTGTTCGGTATGCCCTCGTCACGGGCCGCCTCGACGATCTTTTCATGATCGATTTCGACGCCGCCCGGATCGTATGGCAGGGCCAAATCCTGCTGATAAAACGCCTTCATTTTGGTGGTATCGCCTTGCGCGTCTTCCCACCGTTTCCAAATTTCGGCCCAGCGCTCGCGTGGCGCGTACGCCGCCCAAAGGTGATAGCTCGGTTCCCACTCACGGCACCTGCCCTCTTTTACGGGGCAAAGCCATTTCGCAAGATCGGCCGGCGCTATCGCCAGCGGTACAGCATCGTCACCCTCGTGGACGCGGCGCGCGATCCAGTGTGCCTGTTCCTCCATCTGCCGCTTGTGGCCGTCGAGGATCGGTTCGTCACAGCGGACGCAACGCATATGCACCGGAAGGCCACGCGCGGCGTCCGGCCCACGCATCATGTCGAATTCGAGCGCCTGATAGGTGCCGCAGTGCGGGCAAGGCATATAGCGATATCGCTGATCGCCCGCCTCGAAATCTTCGGTGATCGCGCATTCGCCAGCGATGCCCGGCGTAGACCCCTGCCATTCCTTGGCAAGATCGCCGTACATTTTCTGACGCGCCCGCGCCTGATCGCGAGGACTGCCGCGCCCGTCAACGTCTTTCGGGTAGCCCGTGACTTCGTCCATCGCCAGATACTTGATGGACACCATCTGCAAGCCCTTGGAAGAACCTGCATTGACGATCTGGCAGAAGCCACCGGCATAGCGCTTGAACGCGGACGTGCTGCCCTGTTCGTCACGGCTATTAACCGGCATCACCTTGTGAGCGATGCGGGGCGATACCTCGATTGTCGGCTGCAATTTGATGCGGTTGAACTTCGTCGCTTCTTCCAGCGTCGGCAGCACGATCATCATCGAGCCGGGCGCTTGATCCACGATGAAGCAAAACCAGTTTTCAATCGCGGTCGATTTGCCGAGCTGGGCGGCCCAGCGGCATGTGACGCGCCGCGCCGGATGATCCGGATGCAGGCAATCTTGTGGCTCGCGCAGATATGGAACGCGGTCCGTCAGGAAGTCACCCGGCCACGGGGAACCCGATTCCGGCGACACCTTGCGATAAGCGTCAGAAAATTCGCTTATCGTCAGGTCTTCAGTCGGCCGGCTGGCGGCCGCCATGCCGCGAAACAGGACCAACGCCCCATGGACAAGCTCTGGAAATCGAGCGCGAACATCGTGAATGGTCACTGGTAAGCCCGCCCTGATCAATCTTGCTGAAGTAGCTCGCCCTCGGCTTGGCGCTTCAGCGCTTCAAGTTGCTTTGTCACCTGCTCGTTGAAGGTCGCCAGACCAAGTTTGACGAACCCTTTCAGCGCAAGGCGCACGGTTCGTTCGTCCCAGCCGAACTTGAGCGAGAGCGTTGCGGCTTCCGGCTCGATGGCGCGCTCGAATGCGCTTTGCATCAGGGCAACCGCATCGCGGCCGGCCTGATCGACCTCGTCAACGATGGTGAGTTCGCCCCGCCGTTTGGCGAGGTCCATTTCCTTCAGCTCGGCGTCAGCGAGCGCTTTGCGCGCGTTGCCATCGGCCTGCGTTTTGTTGCGATTGTGGACGCCACCCGAGGAAGGTGCCGGGCTGGCCACGCTGCTGAAGAGCGTGCCGGCCGGGGCGGAACGGATGCGAATGTTGCCGGATCTATGCTCGACCAGGGCGATGTAATCAACCTTGTTCGACTTTCCGTCTTCGCGAAGCGGCAACGCTTCCGCGTGCTGCTTGAGGTAACGGGAGAGCGTCGAGCGATCCACCTTGTCGCCGGATTGCGTCAATCGCGCCGCCGCTTCGGTGATGGAAATCCAGTCTTCGTCCATCAAATCCATCCGTGCAAGCGTGCGTGCATCGTGCGTGTATGCGTGTACCGCTTTTCGAAAGTGCAACTAGTGAAATCCCGCAGTACCCCTGTCCCGTATGGTCGATTTTCTCCGAATACGGTCCCTAAATGGGGGGGGGGTGGGGGGTGCCACCCCTCAAAGGGGGCAGGGTCGAAGGGTCACGGGACCAGCTTATCAAGCACCGCCGAGACACGTTGATCGAGGAGCGGCGCGGCGATCCGATGGAAGGCGGCGGCCGTAGCGCCCGTGGACATTTCCACGGGAATGAAGACACCCGACCGGGCGAAGGTGATTTTACTGCCCGACGAATTCAGCCGGTAGAAGACATGGCCGTTGAACGCGGGAACCTCTTTGCGATCCGGGAACAGCCCGCCCCGCATGAAAGTGCCGGGGTAAAGCGTTGCCTTGCCGAATGGCCTTGCGACCACGCCAGCCGGCGTTTCCTTCGGCCGAAGATACTTGAGGCGAATGTTTCCGCCTCGCGTCGTCATGTCGAAGATGTACCGACCGGGGCGAGCTGCCGCAGGATTACCAATCGCCTTGACGATGACCTGCCGGGGCAAGCCGGTTGCTTTCGTCAGTTCACGGATGACAACCGTTTTCGAGCGGTTGCCCACCTGATTGACTATGCGGGGCAAGACTTTCGGGAATTGCGCATTCAGCGCCTGAAGGCGCTTGCCGTACTTGGCAAGGTTTCTGTCGGCCCATTTGATCGTCAAAACACCAGACATGGCCGTGCCTCCGGGGAATAGACCCTCTATAAACGAAAAAAGGCGACCGGGTTAGGGTCGCCTTCGCTCAAGTCCGCCGATGATATAGCTGTCGCACTGGCCTTGAATCGGTCTCTCTGGCGAGAGGGTCAAGGCGGGGTCTACCCGGCATACCCGCGTGGGAGGTTTTAACTCCACTCGCCGGTCGAGACCGACGCGCTTGCACAGGATCAGCAGATCATCCTGCAATATCCATATTCACAACTTCTCGAGCAACGCAAGAGAGGTTTCGACAGGCGTGAGCGCACCAAACATCTCTACGACGATGATAGCTCCGCTCGCGATCCGCTCCCCGTCAAGCACCTTATCCTTGCGCAACTTGGTGACATGGCCGATGAAACCGGCGAACGGACCGCTGCTAAACCGGACCGTATCACCGCGCCGAAAGCTCTTGCAGTGCTCCGTATCAAGGTCATGCTCTTGAGTACCGAAGAGCTTGAAACGATTCATTTCCTCGTCTGATACACGATGCGGCTCAATCATTCCGCCGACGAAGCCCGCCACACCCTCCAACCGGGCAATACCGCAGACTGCGGCGGGAGAATAAACCATGTTGACGAGCACATAACCGGGCATCATCGGGCGCATAACATCGTGGATGACGCGACCGCGAGCGACCTGTTTACCGCAATTCTCCATGGGCAAAAAAGTTTTCACACCGGCTTTGCTAAGGGCGTCTTCAACAGCTTTTTCCGCCTTATGCTTCGTCTCCACCACGAACCATTCGTGTTTCCCCGGCTGATTCTCCGCCGCCATGGAAAGCATGGTGACGTTGAGTCGCTTCGTGTTCTGCATCTGGTCGAACAGAGACGCAAAACGCGAAAGGTCATAAAGCTCCGGGTTGATCGGCTTGCTGGCGGCATAAATCTTCACGTTATGCATCATTGATGCGTCCCTCGCTGATGGTGGAAAGAAATTTGGAAAGCGCGGCATCAACTGCCGTTTCGAGATCGTCAGCCCCGTCATCGACCGGGGGGAAGTATACCCATTCGGGCGGATGCTCGATAAAGGGCCAGCCGTTGCGCTCATGCAGGTGCTTCCAAGCTGCGAACAGATCGCTGTCGCGGTGCACCTGCCGGAAGTCCTGCACCAAGGGGAGAAGCGAGAGCGAAGTGTTGAAAGGCTCGCGGCGACGGGCAAGGTCGCGCATGGTGTTGACGAGTGGCCAGCCATTGTCACGGCGCTTTTCGAACATAAGCTGTTCGCGGGAAATCATGCCCTTGGCGATACGGGTTTCGTCAAAGCTGGTCACATACAGCAGGCCGCTCGCCTCTTTCGACAACGCCTCAAACCGCGTTCCCATCCAGAGCTTGCCGCAGACCTTGGCAATGCCATGGGCGTTGATCGGCTCAGCAAGAACATGTTCCGGCAGGTCGCGCCAGTGACGGTTTTTGAGGTAGACCGCTGCGGCCATCAGGTCGGCAGGCTTGGCCCAACGAAGATAGGCGGGCGTCCGCTCCACGCACTCGGTCCGATCTTCCGGGGAAAGAGCGAACCACGCGTTGCGGGCATATTCGACATCACCCTTTTTCCACGTCGCGAACCACAGCGTGAAAGCGTGCTCAATCTTTTTTCGATCAACCTTTTTCAAAACTCCCTCATCCGCGCCAGCGGCTGGAGAGTTCTCTGGAATGTTAGTTGGAAGATTCTTATCTTGGTGGAACTCCTCCACCACCTTCCGGTCGTCATTTCCACCACCTTCGGGAACGATTTCCACCACCTTGGCGACGGAACGCGGTGGAACAGGTCCACCACCTTCGGCGGCGCGGGCATGGTCGGAACGTGGTGGAGGATTTCCACCACCTTCGTTATCTTCGCTGCTGGCGGCATTGCCGGTAAGGTCGCGCCCCGGCCAGCGCGCAACATATTCGTTCCGCTTCCATTTCTGGCCGCGAAAACCGTGTTGCGTGACGACAATCCAACCGCTCTCTTCGGCGATTTCGAGGTGTTTCAGGACGGTTTTCTTGTCGAGGCCCGTCAGGTCCACCAGTTCCGAAATCGGCGGATAGCAGGAACCGCCGGTCGCATCCATTTTCAGGCCAAGCGTATGCAGCACAAGGCGCGTGATCGGCGGCAGGCCGGATTTACCGACCGCGTGACGCCAAGACCATGCGCGCGACATTGCGCCGTGATCCGGTTCCATCACTTTGCACCGCCTTTCCGCACCACGTCGCGCAGGAAAGAACGCACGGCATGGACGCCGAGAACGACCGTATGCGGCAATCCCCCGTCCGGCAGGCGTGTGGCGTTAATGGCTGCAAATTCCACGTCCAGCGCGTCCACGCCGAGCGTGAAATGCGCTTCCTGCAAGACACGGCGGATTGTGGCGTGGTCGCGGTAGATGACGCCCTGCGGGGCGCGCAAAAGCCAGTCCGCGCGCGCCGCGTCCGTCTCGCAGTCCGCCAGAATTTCAACGATGGGCATGAGGTCGGTCATCGGCTGATTTCCCGCTCTACCTTGCGCGCCAGAGCGCGGTAGCTGTCCATCGCCTTGCAGAGATCACCATGCGCCCGGCGCTGGTCAGCAGCGGCCTTTTCGGCGCGCGCGGTCGCTTCCTCGCAGGCGAGGAACGCACCTTCCACCAACTTTGTCTCTTTCAGGAAGTCGTCATAAAGCGGGTTCGAGCCTGCCGGGCCGAAGAACTGGTCGCGGACCTGCGCCACCCAATCGCGCGGCACGCCCAAATCCTTCGCCACGGCAGAATCCGTCCAGGGGGATTTGTAGGCGTCCTTGGCGTAAACCTCATCCAGCTTGTCGTTGATAATGCGCCGGTCCTCGCGGCTCATTTCACGGGGCTTGTCTGCAATCGTCGCTACCGTGTCCACCATGGCTTTTTGTCCTTTACGCTTGGCCGGGGCGGCGTGGATCGGGCAGAAATCCTTGCGCGGATTGCTGCCGACCACCCATCCCTTGTTCTGAAAATGTTGTGTTGCCGCGATTGGCGGCTTGCGATTGACCCCGGTTTGATGCGGGAAGTAGGCGACAGCACCGCAGCAGGCGCATGTGATCTGCATGGCCTTCGTGGACTTGTCGCCGTAGGTGATGGAAACTTCTGGAAAGATGCGGTCGCTCACCGGGAACCCCCTCTTTTCCACGCCTCGAAGTCCTTCCGAAAATGCAGGAAGGCAGCTTGCGCGCGCGGGTCGTTGTCGATTTCTTTTTTGCTGGAAATGGCGAGGATGCTTTTCAACCGGGTGTCCGCCTGCGCCTTGTCGCGCACCGGTCCGCCCGCGCCCTTGATTTCAAGAAAGCGCTGGAAGGTGCGGTCGGAAAGCAGCATTGCGGCCTGCGCCGCGTACTTTTTCCGCACGGCGGCAGTCTGCTGCGCCTCTACCTGCTTTTTCAGCTTCCGAACGGCATCAGATGCCCGTCCGATCAGGCCCAAGAGAAACGCGAGGTTTTCCGCCGCGCCGCAAATCAGGTCGCGTTCGTCCGGCAGGGCGTCGGCATGCAGCGTGCAGATAAGCGCCTCATCACCCGTCGAACGGCGGGCGATGACTGCGATATTGTTCCCGCGTGGCTCGAAAGCCCATACGTCGCCATCGATGCGCGCCGAAAGGTAGCGCAGGCGATCAACGGCTTTTAGCTCGCGAGCGCGGGCAGGATCGACAAGGCCCGTCACCGCACACCGCCTTGCCGCGCGCGAATACATTCAATCGTGGCTAATCGCGCCCGCGCGGCCTGCGCTTCATCCTCATTCCCGGCAGCAAGGGCACCGGCAAGCCGCAGCTTGGCCGTATGAATGACCGGACCAAACCTGTCAGTCTCGATAGCCCCAAATTTGACCGCAAGGGCGCGTTTCGAAAGTGCGATATCGAAATGAACCCAACTGGCATTTCGATGTTTGCCAAACGAAAGAACAGGATGCCCCTGAATCCATTTGCGCTGCACGCTAATGCGGTCCGCCATGGCAAGCAGTTCATTATCCGAATCCGCCCACATGTGACACATGACCATGTTGCCAAAAGGCGCACGCATGTCGTCGACATAAACGCTCATGCTGCCTCGCTTTCCGCCGTAACGGCGGGTTGCTGAGGCTGGTAATCCTTCCAGTCCACGCGGCGGACAATGGTGGCGCTGCCGTAGTTTCCGGCCTCGTCACGTTCCCAAACGAACCACGCCGTGTTCATGCGGCTGCTGGCTTTGTTTCCGTCCCATCCGTCGCGGTGCATCATCGGGAGGCGGCGCTTGAAAACGTAGACGCGTGCGGGCGGGCAATCGTCCATGACGAAATTCCGGTCATCGTCCGCGAACCCGCACAAGAAATTCAGATTGAGCAAAAGCGCCATCTTGCGGGGCTGGTAGACCCGCAGGGCATGGGCCACAAAGGCATTCAGCACGTCGCCGTAAGGTGGATTGGTGACGATATCGTATGAACCGACTTCTTGCGGCTGCGAGGTCAAAAAGTCCTGCACCGACTGCAATTCGCCGTTGCTGTCCGCCGTGCCGTAGTCGTTGATATCGGCCAGCACTACGCCGTAGTGAAACGCTTCCAGCATCCGCGAGATTGCACCGCGCCCGCAGGCGGGTTCAAGAACGCACGCGGTGAATTCCTCCAGCGCCAGCAGCGTAAACATCGCTTCCGGTGGCGTCTCGTAGAGGTTAGCCCCGCGCTCTTCCTTTGTGGCGCTGGCCGTGCCGACCGCCGCGCGAAGATTGGCCTTCGTCGGTTCCAGCCCGGCAGCAAGCCGCGCCTGAATGGCTCGTTCGACAATGCCGGGTTCGCGATGCTCCGCCGCTGCGAGCTTGCGGGCTTCGTGAATTTCTTTGTAAGACAGTCCGGCATCATCGACAGAAAAAACCTTTCCATCGGGAAGGTTTTTCGGCCTGCCTCGCGTGGCGGCTTCGCCCGCCGCCTGCGCTTCGTCCCATTTATCGGCAATGAGGATTTTCGCGCGGGCTTCGATCAAGAGGGCGTCGGCCTGCATGCGCCGAGCCTTGGCAATCAGCTTTTCCGTTGCGCCGATCTGTTCCGCAAACTGTGCGGCAGTCTTGGCCTGATTATAGGCGACCGACGCGACGATGCGGGCATTGATGATGTCGCCATCGTCCAGAAGCGCCCGCGCTCGTTCCACCGTGGCAACCAGTCCCGACGCATCGGCAACCGGCACCACGGCACTTTCTGTTTCGCGTTCCGGTATGTCGCCCGGCTCCGCAATGCCTTCCAGCATGGCAAGCATTTCGCGGGCGCGGTCGGTCGGGTAGTAGGTCTTGCCGTCCTTCTTGTCCCGCGTCAGGTAACCGTTGCTAACGGACTTATTCGCGCTGATACCCTGCTGCTGCGATTCGACTGTCACTACACCATCGCGAACGGCGGTGGTAATGATCGCAAGAGCGTTCGGGCCGGGCTTGGGAAGCTTGACTTGCTTGTAAGGGGCCATCAGTGCGACCTCATCAAACGGTCAAGGTACGCCTGCCCCAAGCCGGTAAGCTTGGCAGTCTCTCCATCGGCGGTAATGTGAAGATAGCCGCAGTTGCGGCATTCTTCGGCGACGATATGGTAAGCGAGTCCAAGAGCGGACAAATCCAACTTGCCGCCCTCGCATTTCACATGCCGCAAAAAGCCCCTTGCACGTTCGGACAAGGGGCGCTTCATCAGTTCGGTGATAGCCGGATCGGTCTGGCGCTTCATTCCGCACCCCCGACGACGCTAAGCCCGACCTTGTGACCGCCCTTAGCTTTCACACTGGCGAGGGCCTTTCGAAACGCGGCCAGACCGGCTTCCAGTTCCGCCGCGTCACGGTCCATTTTGGTCGCTTCGGCTGGCGTCACCACCATGTCGGCAATCGCAACCGCGCCGCCGGAAATCAGATCGCCAGCCTTGCGGACCATTTCGGAATAGGTGACGACGACGCACTGTTCGGCGGCGCGCTCATTTTCCGGGTCGGCCAGCCGCCGCCCGTTAAGTTCCGCCATCGCAGAGGTGACGACCGGCACGCCGCATTCGCTTTCCAGCGCATAGACAGCGTGCAGCGGCATCAATTCTGGGTCGGTCGCATTGTTCATGCGCCCGATGTGGCTTTTCGAAATCGAGGAAATTTCCGCTGCACGCTCGATACCGCCCACGAGGCGGATAAGGTCACGTTGCGCGGCTTTGATGCGGTGAAACCATGCGTTTGAAATCATAAGACAATACCTTTCCCGCGCCGGGAAAATCCCGGCGTTTTTCCCGTGGTGGGAATTGTTTGGAGATGAGAGTTTCAGGGCGTCAGGAAGTTACGGAGGCCCGCATGAAAAACGAGAGTTGCCCGCGCCGGGCGAGAAGAAGGAAAGCGCACCGGCGCGGGTCGCAGCAGGCCGGGAGGATTGGCCGCGCGAAAGCGAATCGGAGCCGTTCATTCGGCGGCCTGCTTCGGTATTTGAAAGAAATAGCTGTCATTCCACACGATCTCGCGCTCAAAAGCAGCGCTACGGATAGCGCGCATTTCTTCGAGAGAAGGCGCAACCCCGCCTTCCCAACGGGAGACAGTCGACTGCGCAACGCCCAAGATTGCAGCGAAGTCAGACTGACTGACAGCAAAGAGTGTCTTTCTAATATGCCGAATTTCGTTCATGCGCGCATATTATGCGCAAACAGATATTTTGCAACGCCAAAAATATCCGCAAACAGATTTTTGTCGGATGGTGTAATAGATTATGCGTAAACGCATGGACACAGCAAAACAAATTGCCGAACTCTTAGCGCTTAAACACTGGAACCAGATGAAACTTGCGACGCACTTTGGTGTGTCGCAGTCCACGGTCCATCGTTGGAAGGCGGGCGCTGACCCCGAAGGCCCGCACCGTGATGCGATTCGAGAGTTGCACGCCAGAGAGTTTGCGGACCCAATGTTGCAGCCTAGCCGGCGCGTTCCCTTGAAAGGCAAGGTGGGGGCGGGACAAGAAGTCTATGCTATTGATGATGGTGGGCACGATTACGTTGAAGCCCCTGCCGGGTCTCGCCCGGAAACTATCGCTGTCGAAGTTTCAGGGCAATCGATGTTCCCAGCGTACGAAGAGGGCACGCTATTGTATTATTCTAAGCTGTTGCCACCCTCCGATATGGTTAATCGGCGAGCTGTCGTTCAACTCGCGGACGGTAGGATCTTCGTGAAGATTATCCGCCCTGGAAGTTCGCCAGACACATGGACGCTCAGCAGCATAAATGCGCTTTACCCTGATATGACTGACGAAATGGTCGAATGGGTAGCGCCCATTGACTGGATTAAACCAAGGTAAGATTTTATCATATCCGCGACAGCTATTATCTTTATGCTTTCGCGGATTTTTTATTTACATTTATATCCGTTTGCGCATATTATCCGTATGGTCTGGTCGTCATGCCCTTGGTGGTTCGGACAGACGGCCGGGCAGCACACCCTCTAAATTCGAAGGTGCTGCCCGGCTCCCTATAGATGGAGACAACAAATGCATATCAATACATCGAACGAAACCGAACTGACCCACGCGATGGCGGAGGCTATTCAGCGCGTTGGCGAAGGCTGCACGAAAGCCGACCTGCGGGAATGGTTCACGGCTGAGGAAATCAATCGCTGCGGCGATGCAGCTATTGCGCGGTTCCACGACATGCGCGTGCAAGACGCACGCGTTGCAGCTTGAGACGTCCGCTCCGGTTTCCGCCTCGCCCGAGGCGGTTTCCAGAACGGATGGAGACAGCCTTGATCCAGATTTCACCCATGAATCCGGCAAAACGCCCACAGCAGCCAACGCCGCCCTATGGTCGGTTCTTTCTGGCCTGTGCTTGCGCCCTCCTGATCCTCGCCATCATCGGCGGCGCGGCGCTTTGCGCCACGGACCAAGCAACTTACACCGCTCGCGAGCTTGAAGAAGCCATGAGGGCTCTTGACCTTCAAGCCACCGAGCTTTTGACGGAGGGCATGCGATGACAGCCGCCGCCGAAGCGAGACCTACAGGCGCCTGCCCATTGCCGCCCGTTCTCGGGTTGAGCCGTGAACAGGCCGCTGCCTACATCGGCGTTTCCAAATCCCTGTTTGACGAAATGGTAGCCGATGGCAGAATGCCGAGGCCGAAGAAGGCTAATAGCCGTACCATTTGGGACAGGCGGTCACTCGAAAGAGCGTTTAGCCGCTTGCCGGGAGGGGAGGGCGACGAAAACGAGGAATGGGATTTCGCGTAAATGCCCAAGAAATTTGCAAAGAAATATGTAGTCGAAGATCGAACCGGAGGCAGTCTCCGGTTTTATTTTCGGCGGAAAGGCCAACCAAAAATCCGGTTGCCGGGCTTGCCTGGCACCGACGAATTCAACGCGGCTTACTACGCGGCGTTGGAAGGTGTCCAGAAAGAGGAAATCACCGGCCCGAAGATGGCGGGGAAGGGGACATTCCGCTGGCTGTGCCAACTCTATTTTCAGAGTGCGGAGTACAAGCAACTGGACAGCAAGACCCGCTATCGCCGCAAGCTGATTGTTGAGGCGATGTGGAAAGAGCCGATCAAGAAGGGGGATAAAAAACTTTTTGAGGACGTGCCAGTTTCTGCGTTCACGCCAAAGGCAGTTCGCGTCCTGCGGGACCGGAAGGCAGAAACGCCAGATGCAGCCAATAGCTGGCTTAAATCGCTGCGCGCGATATTCGCGTGGGCAACAATGCCTGCTGTGGAGTTGTGTGCGGTCAATCCGGCCCGCGATATCCCGTACTTCAAAACCGGATCGGAAGGCTATCATTCTTGGACTGCGGATGAAGTCGACCAGTTCATCGCGAAACATCCTATCGGGACGAAAGCCTATCTGGCCTTGATGTTGATGCTTTATACAAGCCAGCGCCGTAGCGATATCGTGCTGTTCGGAAAGCAGCATATGACAAAGGGCTGGCTGCGCTTCGTCCAGGAGAAGGACAAGAAGCGAAAACCACGCAGGTTGGAAATGCCGCTGCATCCCAATCTTGTCAAGGCAATCGAGGCCGGCCCATGCGGCGAACTGACGTTACTTGTCACCGAGTTCAATAAGCCCTTCACGTCGAACGGGTTTGGCAACTGGTTTCGGAAAAGATGCAATGAAGCCGAGCTTACGCATTGCAGCGCCCACGGCCTGAGAAAAGCCGCAGCTGCACGACTGGCAGATCGCGGCGCGACGGAACATCAGATTATGGCAATCACCGGCCATACAACATCGAAAGAGGTAATCCGCTACACCAAGGCGGCTCGCCAAAAAGTGCTCGCGAAGAGCGCTGTAAAGCTCATGGATCAGGCTGTAGATGACAGCGACGACTGA